ATGGTGGCGGCGCCGGTGGTGCAGCGGGTGCAGCTATAACTGGTAATAGCAATATAACTTATTTGGCTACAGGAACAAGACTAGGAGTAATATCATAATGTTAAAATTAGAAAACTCAACAAGTCCGCCACCGCTACCGATTCTTCCGCCACCACCGCCTCCACCAAGCATGCCACCGGATTCCAATTCTTTTGGTAAAGCGTGATAAATAATACATGGCCACACTAACCAGAATATACTCCGACATCGACTTCACATTTACCAAGAAACCGGTAACGAATGATGTCGCTTTGAGTTTTGATACTCAAGCAGTTATTCGTTCTATTCGCAATCTATTGTTAACTAGGCACTATGAAAGGCCTTTTAATCCAGACTTAGGTTCAAATATTGACGCTTTATTGTTTGAAATAGTTTCTCCTTTGACGGCCACCAGTCTGGAAAGAGAAATTCAAAACGTCATAGAAAACTATGAGCCAAGAGCAAAAGTAGATAGTATTGTAGTATCTGCACAGCCAGATTATAATGCATACAATGTTACTATAACATTTTACATAGAAAATGCTACATTACCAACCACAGTAACACTCCTTTTAGAGAGAAACAGATAAAATGGCAGGAGCTAATTCAAATATTCAGATAACAGATTTGGATTTTAATACAATTAAAACCAACCTGAAACGATATCTACAATCACAAGATACACTAAAGGACTATAACTATGAAGGTTCTGCACTTTCTACTCTTTTAGATATTCTTGCTTATAATACTCAATACAATGCTTACTATTTGAACATGGTGGCCAATGAGATGTTCTTGGACTCAGCTATTCAACGCCAGTCAGTAGTATCTCAGGCCAAGTTGTTGAATTATACTCCTACATCGGCATCGGCTCCATCTGCAACAATTAACTTAAAGATTAATCAAGTTACAGATTTGGCTGTAACCTTACCAAAATTCACCAATTTTATTTCAGAAGCCATTGATGGTGTCAACTATCGTTTTGTAACAGTAATAGACACTACTGTAAATACCAATACGGTTAATCAGACAGCCACATTCTCAAATCTGACAATTAAACAAGGTGAGCCAGTCGATCTTACATTTAATTATGATGCAACTCAAAATCCTTCAAAAACTTTTGAGATGCCAGATTCTACAATCGATACTTCAACACTAACTGTAGTCGTTCAACAAAGCACTTCAAATTCATATTCAGAAGTATATTCATTAGCAGAAGCGTATTTGCAATTAGATTCTTCTTCTGCTGTATATTTCTTGCAAGAAGGTCCAAATGGTAATTATCAAATTTACTTTGGTGACGGTGTTTTAGGTAAATCATTAACTGATGGTAATCAAGTAGTTGTTTCATATATTACAACAAGTAGTACAGCCGCTTATGGTGCCAATAACTTTGTTTTAATGGACACGATTGCAGGTTATTCAAATACAGTTATTACACCAGTCACATCAACAACTCAAGGATCAGATAAAGAAACACTTGATTCTATTCGTTACACAGCACCAAAAGCATATTCTGCACAAGGTCGTGCAGTAACAAAAGAAGATTATATCTATCAAATTCAAAATAATGCTGGTTTAATTCCAATTGAAGCAGTAAACGTATGGGGTGGAGAGGAAAACGATCCTCCTGTATATGGTACTGTTCTTGTTGCCATTAAACCAAGAGGTGGTTATGTATTGACAGAAACACAAAAACGTATTGTTGAAACTGAAATCATTAAACCTATTAGTGTTTTAACTGTTGTGCCGAGAATAGTGGATGTTGATTATACCTATTTAAAAATTACTTCAAATATATTATACACACCAAGATTGACAACCTATTCAGCAACACAACTAGAAAATCAAGTGTTGGGTGCTATTCAATCATTTGGATCTAGTACATTAAATACATTCAATTCAACATTTAAATTATCTTCTTTAATATCTACTGTACAATCGGTAAGTCCTTCATTTATTACAAATGATGCATCAATTATTTTACAAAAACGATTTGTTCCAGATTTATTAAACTCAACAACTTATAATTTTAATTTTGATACATCTTTAAAGAAAGATATCTATTCTGGCAGTATAACGGCAAGTCCAACATTCCAATATAGAGATTCTAAAAACAATAACATTGTTAGAGAAGTTGTTTATTTGGAAGAAACACCAGCATCTACATCAATAATTGATTCAATTTCAATTGTAAATCCTGGATTTAATTATACAACAACACCAACTGTTACTATTGTTGGTGATGGTTCTGGTGCTACTGCTACCGCCACGGTTATTAATGGCCAAGTTGTTAGTATTGAAATTACAAATGCAGGTTCAAACTATACTCAAGCGTTAGTTCAAATTACGGGTGGCGGAGGTTCGTTAGCCTCTGCATATGCCGTATTAGCAGGAAACATAGGCACATTGAGAACGTATTATTATAACAATGGTGTAAAAACTGTTTTGGATCCTACTGCCGGAACTGTTAATTATGGCACAGGTATTGTGACATTAACTGCTTTTAATCCAGTTCAAATAAACAATACAACCGGTGTTTTAAGTATTCAAGCCACACCAGTATCAACAATTATATCTTCTAGCAGAGATAAGATTGTCACACTTGATTCAACTGATCCCGATTCAGTTAATATAAACATTACTGCTAAAATATAATGTCTTTAAGTAAAAAAACTTCAGTACAAATTGCTCAACAACTTCCCGAATTTGTTCGGGACGATAGCAATTATCAAAATTTTGTACTTTTCTTAGAGGCATACTATGAGTGGTTGGAAACTCAATATACAGCTAATGCCAATAGTACCATTGTTAGTACCACCAGTCAAGGTATAACTTACGGTTCAAAGAATATTTTAAATTATGTTGATGTTGATGAAACACTTGATGAATTTGTTCAATATTTTCTTAATGATTTTCTTCCATATATTCCTGTTGAAATATCCACAGACAAAAGAAAATTATTAAAAATATCAAAACAGTTCTATCAATCAAAAGGTACTGAAAACTCCTATAAATTTTTATTTAAAGTTTTATATGATGCAAATCTAGAACTTTTTAATACCAATGATGCTGTGTTAAGAGCATCTGATGGTAAATGGATTGTACCAAAATATTTAAGAATTGAATCCACAGATTTGAATTGGCTTTTATCCGAAGGATTTAAAATTTTTGGTGAAACCAGTAAATCGTATGCTGTAGTTGATTATGTCAAAATTGCTGGTGAACGAATAGAATTATACATTTCAAATATTCAAAGACAATTTACAGCTGGAGAAAATATTACAGTTGTTGATAATAATAATTTAGAAGTTTATTTTTATAACAATGAAATTTATGTACAAAACCAAGGTTATGAAATACCTGCAGGTGCGGTAACATTAACTGAAAAAATTGTTGGCACAGTTTCAGCAATTACACTCAACCCTAATTATAAAGGTTTGTTCTATAATACTGGCGATCCAGTTGTTGCTTATGGAGGGTTAGATCCAAATAAAGCAAATCCAGTAGGTCTTTCTGCGGAAGTTGGTGACACAAATCTTGGTAGTCTGGCAACACTAGTTGTTGTTAATCCTTCTCACGGTTATAGATTACCACCAAACACTCTAATATCAATTACTGGTGGTGGAGGTAGTAATGCTGCAGCACAAATATCATTGCTAGACGAAAGTAAATTTGCAAATCTTACACTAATAACAAGTAATACATTAGGTGCAGTGGCCAATGTGTGGATTGGTAATTCCACTATTGCTCAAACTTATACAACGTTTGCTGTTGCTGCAAATACAAACTCGACCTTAGCAAATACATTAACTTTCCAAACTTTTGTAGTAGCACCAATTGGGTCAGTACAAATTACCAATCCAGGAAGAAATTATTCTGGTGCACCGTCAATTTCATCACAGTCAAATTATACAACTGATTTTGGCACCGACAATTTTAGTTTTCTTGGCATATTACAACCAATTCAAATTCAAAACGGTGGTGTTAATTATGGCAATTCAAATACAATTACAATTGTGGGAGGTACAGGATTTGGTGCGTATGCAAATATAGTAGTTAACTCAGCCGGATCAATCATATCAGCAAATTACAGGTTTGCAATATCAGACACAGCAAATAATGCATATCCTTTAGGTGGACTTGGTTATGAACCTAATTATTTACCCACAGTAAATGTATCTTCTATTTCAGGTTCAGATGCGTCTTTAATAATTCCTGGCGTAATGGCAGTAGGCGCAACATTTTCTCCAACAACAGATACAATTGGTTCAATAGAAACAATTAACATTATTGATGGTGGTGAAGATTATGTTTTTACACCAAACCTATCATTAAAAGTTGCCGATGTTGCTGTTTCTAATGTTTCTCTTTTATATCCAATAACATCTGGTGATTTAATTTATCAAGGTACCACAGCAAATACTAATTATTATGCTTATGTTGATTCTACATTAAAATTAAGTACGGCCGCACCACCAAATACAGCAAATGATGTTTATCAAATTAGAACTTATAATTATGTGGGTGACTATAATTCAACACTGCCATTAAAAATTGATGTGGATGTTGGTGCGAATACATACACTTTGGTTATGCCATCTTCACCTTCATTTATTGACGAATTTGGAAATCCAACATCAATTAAACGATATGGTGATGGTACAGCAAGAGCAACAGCAGACTTTTTGGGTGGCGTAATCACCGGTCAAGGAAAATATTTAAATGATGATGGTTGGGTTTCTTCTTTAGGTAGAGTTTTAGAGAGTAAAAATTACAACAAATACACATATGTTCTTTCTACCACACAAGCTTTGGCAAAATACAAAGAACTGGTATTAAATTTAGTGCATCCATCAGGAACAAGGTTAATTGGTCGTAATTTATTAAAAGCAGCAAATTCATTTATCTTTACTTCATCTGAAGCGTTTCAGAATGGTTATCCATTGTCCTATGTTGCTGGTTCTGCCGCCTATGCCACTCTATCCGTTATTTCCACATCATCAACGATTAGTAACAACATCATTAAATTAACCAATGTTATTGCCGGCAATATAGGAAATACCATCTTTGCCAACGATTTTATAGAATTTACTGCAACCAATAATATTCGAGCCTATTCGACCATTACTAATGTAGATTGGTCAAATAATCAGATTTATATGCAAGATAATGTGTTTTTGACTTTTGCAAATGTTGCTTTTGCTTCTATAGGTTCATCTTCAAACGTCATAAATATAAACACCTTGACTGGACAATACAATGGTAATTTTAGAGAATTAACACCAGCCAACAGTATATTCTTTGTTGGTGACACAATTTCTTTAAATAATGGCGGAACGTTCCT